AGTATCTAAAACCTTTGCGGTGTGCTATTGAAGTATCAAAAGTAATATTTTGGCAGTTCTTAAAATATGTTTCAATTACTTGAGCTAAAAAGAATCCGTTTGTATAATCGTGATTTGAAGGATTAAAGCAAAAGTGAACGTCTGCAATAGGTAATAATATTTCTAAAACATCAATATAAAGATTTTTAGCTATTATAAAGTTTTCGAACCACATTCCATCGGTATCCTGGGGAGTTCCTGAAGTAGTTGTTCTTTTTGGATTATCTATGTGCAATATATCGTTACCTCCAATAAACAAAATCTTATCAATATTGAAAGAACTAACTTTTTGTAAAATACCTTTTACTCCTGCTAAAACTCTATGTACTGCGATTTGATTGTTATAATCTTCGCCTGTTTCAAAGTGTTTTGATAGCTTACCTATATGAATGTCGGCTGGATCTAAAACAAGTAAATAAGAATCTTTGTTTTCAATTCGTTCTAACTTTACAAAATTAGGAGCGTATTCCTGTAAATCTTTTATTAAGGTTGTTGTAAGGTCTTGAAATTGTTTTTCTTCAGGTTTTTCAAATAACGGATTGGTAACTCTTACACTTTCATTTTTATTTTTTAGCCATAACATCGGAACGGTTTTCGGATCAACCCCTACGTTTTCACAAGCGTTTAAAATACCTGTATTATTTTTAATCTTGGCAACGTGTTTCCTAAGTCCAGCGGTTTGTTCAGGTAAAATCTGTTTGGCTATTTCTCTATTGCTTAAACCTTTTCCTAATAATTCTAAAATCTCATTATTATACTTTGAAAAAATACTCATATTTTGGTTATTTGATTAAAAAAAAATACGCTCCTGTTATAGAGCGTATAAATATACTAAATTAAATCAGTTAAATCCACTTTCTGAAATCCTTCAGGTTTCAATATCTTTCCATCAGGGCTTAACAATACTTCCCCATTTGGGAACTTTGTCATATTGTTAGCGTGAACTCGCCTAAATGCTTCCGAAAATATATCCTGCATTCCGTGAAAGTTTATACTTCCAAATAAAACATAAGCCTGATCCACTAAAGCATCAAGTATCTCAACTTTGTCATTGTTATAACACGCTCCCAAATACTCAAGGTTTTCCTCTTTCATTAATTTATAACGTAATTCACAATCGTTATAACTGTTAACCGTTGGTAAATCGTTTACAATTTGTTGACCTACTGTTTGGAATTCTCTAACCTCGTTTAGCATACATTTCTATTATTTGTTGATTTGTGAAATATTGACCGTGATATAAAAACCCGTCTTGTACTTTTACCAAGTTCGGTTCTGTATCAATCCATTCTATTAATTCAGCTATTTTATTTATTTCCATTTTGTTTAAATGTTTCGTTGTAGTATTGTTCTGCTTCATAATTTTTAATTGTACTTGATGGCGCGTTATGACCTTTTATATGAGCATCAATTATTTGTTGTTTTTCCATTTCTATGGCTTGTTCTAAAATATTATTTGAAAATACAAATCCAAATTCAATTCTTAATTTTTCAGTTAACCATTCTATTGATGTTTGTTTATTTTCCATTATTTTTCAGTTTTTGTAAGTATAAAATCGCATCCATTATACGTATTTTAATTGAAGGTTATTTTTACTTATTCCATTTAATTTTCCTTTTAAAGTACTATATTTTATATTGTAAGTTTCTGCAGCCTCTCTTGCTGTAAAATGAAAAACCCCATTTTCTAAATTTAATACTATTTTTGATTTATTATGAAATTCATTTTTTTTGTTTCTAATTTTACAATTATCACTATGATTTTTTTTCCATTCTTCACTTCTTTTGATTCCGAACATTGGATTTAATTCTCCTTTTAAAAAGTTTTTTCCTTTATTCCAAGGAGTTTTCCCTAACATTGAATGACCATTTTCATAATTCCATTTTTTTAAATTTAAGCGCATACTTGTTTTTTGTTCTTCGCTTATTATTTTACCCTTATGCGCTAAACCTATTTTAATACGTGTTTCTTTAGATATTGAAATAAATCTATCATCTGATTTAGGTAATTTTAAATTTAAGTTTTTAGATTCTAAAACATTATAAACTAAACCATAATAATTTTCATAAAAATAAATATCTTTTAAATCGCAGATAGTTATAACTTCAAAATTATGATTATCAAATCCATATTTTTTTAAAGATCTAAATATTTTTATTTGTTTTGAGCATCTTAAATACTTATAATCTAATTTTCTTCTATTTATGTTATTTGTAGATCCAATATAAATTGCGCCTTTTGGATTTGTTATCTTATAAATATAACCTTGTGTCATTTTTTTTGCGTTTAAAAGTATGCGTTTAAAAAAAGAATAGGGAAATCGTAAACGCTTCGACTTTCAATTGGTTAATTACTTCCAATCTATCCCTATGTAAATATACAAATTATTTTACTTTTTTTTAGTTAATTCATTTTTTAATTTTGTTAAATATAAAATATTATCCATTTGTTCCTCAATTGCGTGATTAATCCATTCAGGAATAGTCAATTCATTCTCGTGCAAAGTTGTTCCATACTTCTTAATTCCTATTTTAGAGCGTTCTTTGAACTTATTTAATACTTGGCTTACTACTTTGTCTTTTTTTTGTTCAGGTTCAAAATAATGGTTTAAATTTTCTTTTAATAACATAAAACCATCTGTTGTATGATAATATTCATCATTAAATTTATCATCAATTATTTTATATTCTTTACCAACAGTCAAACCGATTCTATTTGTTTTAGCTATTCTTTTCATCTTAATGTCTTTTTTACTATTCCTTCAATGCTTTTAGGATCTTTGTTATACGCTTCTAAAATTTTAGTTACATTTTGCATTTCCCAAATTGGTACTGATGCAATTGTTTTTATAAAATTGTCATAAGTTTCATAAACAATTACAGCAGCTTCTTCTTCCTTTTTAAACATTTTATCGAAATACTTCCATTCAATAGTTTTCAGTTGTTCAATAAAATTATTTGTAAATTTTAATAAAACTTTTTTAAAATAGTTGTCTGATTTCATTCCAGCAATATAATAACTTAAAACCTGTGAACTTATAACGATGTGATTAATTCTATTTTCTTCTGGTATCATTTTGTTTTTTGTTTTTATAACCGCCTAAATTAATAGGCGGTATTTTATTAATATTATTTATTAAAATGGGAGATCCGAACTTTCAATTTCTTCTTGTGAAACTTCTTCTTTCGAATCAGCTTTAAAGATTTTCCAAGCCGATAATTTAGTAAAGTATTTACCGTTCCACTCGTTGCAACCAACGTTAAAATCTACTTTTACCGATTGCCCTACTTTGTTGAATTTAATAAAGTTTTCTACTTTTTCGTCTCCGAAAATTTCAAAGCAATAAAGGTTGTTGTATTGCTCGGATGTTTTTAATAAGAAACTTTGTTTTTGCCATTGTTTACCATCTTTTGATTGTCCTGTTTCTAACGGTAAAATGTTTTCGATTACTCCTGTTACTTCTAAAGCCATTGTTGTTTATTTATTTAGTGATTAATAATTTTTTTCTTGTTCTGCTGTTACGCTGTATTTCTGTTTTACTTGTTCAATTTTATAGCCTCCTTCTTTTGCTTTGGCTAATATCTCATTTGTTGCCTCAGGTTTATTTTCTGTTGTTGCCTCAGGTTTCTTTTCTGCAAATTCTTTTTTCATTTCTGAAACATATCTAACATCGTCAAATTTACCCATAAAAATATCAGCATTAAAACCTAATTTAGATATTGCTTTTGTCAAGGCGTCTGTTTCAATTTTCTTTGCAAAATTATCATCGACCATTGTATTGTTACGATCCATATATAATTTACAGGAATTTATTATTTCAAACTCTCCATTTGGAAAAAAGAAAGTACCTTTAAAAACTACTAAATTAAATTTTTCAACTAAATCATAACTTAATATAATATCTTTAAAACCCCATTTTTCTCCATAAACTCCAAATTGTTCAGTAACTTGCATTATTTGATACTGTGGTGCAATTGATGTTATTTCTCTGCCTCCTAATTTTGCGTTTTTTGTATATTTTGGGTTAGTTTTTTCAACTTTATTCCATAATTCTAAATTACTCATATTATTAAAATTTAATTGTTATACTTGATTTTCTTGGTGTTGTGCTTACCACTGGTACGTCAAGACCGTACATGTCAATAACATTCTGTTTTTGCGCTAATTTAAGCAATTCTGCCCTTGCATCTAATTCGTTTTTTAATTTTTGGTAAATTGCATCTTCTGAATAGTTAATTGTATTGCCTCCGTTTACTGGTGTAAATTCAACCCCCATAACAGTCTGTTTTTCTTCGGTAATATGTTTACGTGCTTCTGTCATTGCAGTACCTACAACCTCACTTAAACGTGCTAAATTAGCAATAAATTCCATTTTGTCAACGTTGCCGTTATCCAATAAATCGGTAACCAGTTTTAAACCTACCTTTTGCGCTTCTTTTTTTGTAAAACTTGCGTCATACATTGTAACGAAATCTTGCGCTCTTAATTCTAAAAATGTTTCTGAATTTGCTCCCATCTTATTTACATTTATTTATTAAATCCTCAATTCTACTTTTTGTTCCTGATGCGTTTAATTTTGCTATTTCTAAAAGGATATCTAATTCTTTTAATATTTCTATTTGAAGATTGTAAAAGGCTTCCTCGTGTCCGCTGTAGTAGGCTTGTGATAACGTATCGTATCCTGTAACTATTTCGGCTTCAACTTCTATTTGGTTTATTGGTGATTCAGGATTAAACCTGCCATCCTTCCAAGCATCGTAACTATTCATAATTAATTGATTTTAGTGTAAGCGTTGCACATTTGTTCATTGTCAGCAAAATAAATATTTTTAATCTTTTGCATCCACTCGTTAAATTTTTCTTTGTTTTCCATTATGATCTAAATATAAAGTTTAAGATAAAAATGATTGCTAAAATGTAGCAAAATTTAATTTGATAGTCTAATTTTAAAAAGAAATTTTTCATAGTTGTTTTGTTTTTGTTTGACAAAGATAGTAATTAAATTTAATTACGCAAATAAATAATTAAATAAATGAAAAAATATGTTCAATTACAGGTAAAGTCCAACCATCTCCAAGCAATGATCCTGCTTTTGCTTTTGATA